TCTTTTTCCATTAATTGTATTCGAGTGTCAGCTATGTTCAATCTTTCTACAATCTGGAAGTAGCCCATAGTGCCAAGGGCAACGATTACGATCAAACTAGCAACCGTCTTCATAGGCATTTGCACTGCTGCTTCTTCTGATATGTTTAAAGGTTTCTTACTCATGTTTTGGTTTCGGTAGTGGTATTATAATATTTTCCGATTCAATATTCAATGAGTTACCCTCAGGTCTTAAGAACACAGCTAGAAGACACAGCAAAAAAATTAAAATTGCTGTGAATTTATAGTTCATAGGGACCTCCTACTTCTTTTTTTTCATTTGATAAAACATTTTATCAGAATCCTCAGTAACTAATCTAGTATCTTCCGCATCCCAGTAAGTAGTTTGGACTTTATAGTCTGGCCAAGAATTATCAGTAGTATAACTGTTAATATGCCACAATAGACGATTATTTGGCTGAGCAGCATAATTACCGTTATCAAGCTCCAATATATGTGCACACTTATGTTCTTGAGGTATTTCAGAATGTTCAACATCTAATATATTAACGTCTGGATGCGCCCAATCAATAGTAAACAAATATTTACCATGATAGAATTTTTTGTCTAATCCTAAGTATTTTCCCTTTACGCCATCCAACCAATCAAAGCAAGTAACACTAGGCCAGTAGCTGAAACAGTTCCACAATTCCAA